CTCTTCTCTGTTTGATGGGTCGTCTTCTAAATCCTCGTACTCTTCCAACATTGTTTCATATAAACCTTCAGCATAATCTGACAAAGGTTTATGCAGCATTGGGTTTGCTAGTTCCCAATTGTCTGGATCATCAACTTGTTCTTCTGAATCTAACAAACACATAAAAGGAAAAAGAGCGTTAGGGCGCGTGTCACCTCTTAACACTCTTCTAGCTTTTTCTTTCATGTTATCCAGGAAGCCCTCACGAACATAACCATCAGTTCCAGTGTAAAATTCTCTCGGATTCTTCTTTTTACCTAAACCAGATATATGAACCTTTACATCTTTGTTATCTGGATAACGGTGTATTTCATCGAAACCAACAGCACCATCTCTTAAACCGTCTTTTGTGTCTCCGTTGGACGTTCTAAACTTGATACTACTATTAGTTTTCTTGCTGGTAATAACTGACTTACCATATTCAAACGCTTTTTGAAGAACCTTATTTCTTTTGATAGTATTATAGATTTCTTCAAAAGAAGTTTTAGCTTGTTCTTCGGAGTTAGCAATAATTGAAATGTTGTAATCATTAATTCCATGAAGTTCTGTCTGCAAGAAATTAAGAACAACAGATAGCAAACCGTTCTTACCACCACCACGACCAAAGAACCAAAGGAACTTACGATAAAAATTCCTGTCATTCTTTTTGAAAAATAAAAATACAAATGCGATTAAAAACTTTTGAAACGGCTCCAAAGGGAAGAACCATTTTTCACCATAGTTGATACAATCCTCAATCATCTTGTCATCAAAATAAATATCATCACGAGAAAGAACATCTCTCTCCAGGTACTCTATCAAATCAATTCGATCTTTGTTTAACTTAATCTCACCGTTTTTATATTGATTGATATAAAAATCAACATGCTTTTGATGAATCATGTTAAATCACTCTCGTTATAATCTTCTGGATCAGTTACAACTTTTTTACCTAGTTCATCAAGATTGAGGTCTTTACCTAGCGTGATAATTGCACGAGAAATTTGCACTTTTTGAGCTATTGCGGGATTAGGTTTCAAGAACTTTTGAGAACCATTTTCTACTTCAATCATCGGCCCATATTTTGTAATTGAACTATTCATTTTTCGATAAAGCTTAACTAAATCAAGGTATCGCTCAACTTTTTCAACTTCCATTTGGTCGTTAATATCAATCTGTCTGAAAAGTTGTTTCTTCAAATCTGACATCCTCAAAGTCCTACACCCCCCTATGCAAAATTTTTATCTCGTATATTTAGACGATTGACCCCATCCACCGGTTCCCATCAGTCCCCAAATCCATGAAACTTTTTCGACCGGGGGCTTGATTTAATAATGTTTTAAAATAAAAGTGGCGAGCTATCCCAATTTAGAGATTTCTCACCACTTTATGTATATGACCATCTATATCCCTTATGCGTCTTCGCTCCATGCTTTCCATTACAACAATTGATAACACTTGACTTGTCAAATCCGTTTCGACCTGCTTCGTTAGCTGATGGGAACACGATAGTTCTATCACCTATTAAACTAACACCTTTAACTTCTTTCATATTCTTTGTATTGTTACGACGAACTCCGTTACATCTTGCTATCCTTGTACCATGATTACAGTTCTCTTTAGATGTTACCCATTCTAAGTTAGAAGGTAAGTTGTTTAATTTATTCTCATCGATGTGATTTACTTCTGGTAGATTGTTTTCGTTTAATACAAATGCTTGACCTACTAATCTGTGTACCAGAAACGTTCTTGGTTTGCCCTGATTTCTCAAATGAACTTGATAGTAACCTGTCGTTCCTATGTTATTCTTTAAAATATTATTGGTTCTTTTATTTCTAACTTTACCTTTATTACTTATTTGATAAAGTTCTTCATAATCTTTTATGTCCTTCCATATCTCACAACACATCGAATTCATCATCCCACTTTCTTTTCTTCTTGTTCTCTCTGAACTCAAAACGTTTATGTTTTTTATTATGATGCATCTTACATCTTGTTCTTAAATTATCATTATCAAGTGCGAGCTCAGGGTAATCTTCCAACTCTTTAACGTGATCAATTTCTAGTATTGCATCATATTGAGTTGTGACTATTCCTTCATCTTTTGCAATCTTGACACTCGAAGTTGTCCCGTTCTAATATTTCTTTTCGTTTAGCCTTCCACTCTGCTGAACCATAAAATTTTGCTCTAGCTTGCTTAGTTGATACATCAATCATTACCAATCACTTTCCTTTCTGTAACTCCTCAAGATAAATAGTAACCAACGCTTGCTGTACCTTTAAGATACCTTCCACACCAGGATTACTTACATCTAACCCAAATCTTTCTTTTAAGAACACAGCATTGTGTGGTGCTTGAATTGTTTGTTGAGTGACATAAAACATTAAAGCAGATGATTCAGCCATGGTTAAACCATACTTGGTAGTGAGTGATATGATCTCTTCGCCTAACTTATCCATGTCTTTTGATTCATGATTCTTTTGTATCTCAGTTAGATGTGGATACTTCTTTTTGTTTAGTTTTTCCATAATGATAATTCCTTTCTAATTTTAGGCATTATAAAAACACCTAACTAACCTTAGGTGTTTTTATTTTTTTCTTTTTGTTTT